TCTTTTGAATTAGTCTATTAGCAGAGAATCTAATCGGTAGGTATATATACTTATACCGCTAACATGGTAGTATACTAAGAGAGGTGTAAAAACATGGTTGACGAAATTTATTATAAGCCTGTTGTAAAACTCTGTAAGGAATGCTCAGATTTTGAACTTGATAAAGACTATCCTACAAGAGGATATTGTAACCATCTTAACGCTATTGTAGGAACTCATTGCAGAGGAGGAACTTGTAGGTTAAATCCTAAGGTTAAGCAAATAAAGTTATAAACTAAATTACCAATTATTTATTCAAGAAACTTAAATAACTTTTTACTTTCTTTAAGTTCTTCTCCCTCCTCTTTTTAAAATTCCCTCCCTCCCTACCCTCCAATACCCACTTTTTCCACGCGCAACAGTCCCGCTTCCAATGGAAAGCCTTAAATACTTACATCCCCTACTATATATTATAGTGGGTGATATACGAAACATGGTTTCTAAAGAACTCTTTGGAAAAATCAAGGCTAGAGCGCGTGAACTTAAGGCAATGGGTTTCACTCCTGCCGAAATGCAGGAAACCCTTACCAGTGAGTTTAACGAGAATGGAAACATTTCCGTTGGCGCTGCTATCGGTCTTTGTATTTCCCTGGTCGTAGTTGCTGCCGTAGTGCCTACCGCTATTACTGCTATCGTTGGCGCTAACACAACCGGTTGGGATAGCGGCACTATTGCAATTTGGGGAGTGCTAGGTATCGCCGTAGTTGGTGGTATTGTCGCGCGGTATGTGTGGAATAACTAAGGTTTAAGGAGATAACCTAATGTCGGGAAAAATCTCTTTCATTCAGCATAATATCACATCTCTTTTTTCCCGGCAAAACTCCTTTTCAGGAAGGTTCTTTTATGAAGGTTAATTACATCTTACTTATCAGTCTATTAATTGTCGGAGCGCTCTTTGTTCCGTCGGTATCAGGAGAATTATTAACTGACAATGTAGATAATTCGCTAGATTGGTCAATTGCAGGTTCCGGTTATACTATATCCCCTTGCGCAATTAGAATTTTCGAGGCTTCCGACTGGATAGGATTAAATTTTGTTTATTTTAATGGTTTGCCATCTACGGGAGATAATGCAAAAATTATAGCGGAACCGTATTGGCATCAACCGGTAAATATTGGATATGGAGAGTCTATTGTAGGGAGCGGAACCGCTTATTACAACGGTCTCTTTCGTGCAGATGGTAGTGTTTCAGGGATACAATTTTGGATAGATATTGATACTATTGATATGAAAGATATGAGCGGTAATACTCTTCTAACAATTGTTGCAACTGACAACAGGCCACTTTGGAATGGAGTTAGGCAAAACGGCGCATCGTCGACTACATGGCAAGATACAAGACCTATTCATTTTTCAGATGGAGCGGGGCATTTAATGACAGGGATTCATATCGCTCGCAGTGATTACTATTGGCAAAATAACGTAACTGTCGATAATAATATTATCGCAGTTAATAGAGTATTTGATGATTCGGTGTATTTTTCTAATGTCACTGTTATAACTCCTGCCGGGACCACTATCGACCTATCAAACCGCGATATTAATGTCCCTTATACCACTAATGCAGAGTGGATAATAACAAATGCAAAAGGGACGGTTTTTAGTGGGAATACAACATTAGCGGGAAACCCTAATAATCCAGCATATCCTGTAACCGTCTACGCACAAAACGCCAATACAGGCGCTCTCATTGCAGATACTAATCTTAGCGTTAATCTTTACGAAACAGAAACATGGTATAACACTACCCTGGAATGGGGTTGGGATACTATACAACTCCCTGCCGGGAATTACGAATTTTACGCGGAAAAATCAGGGTATACTCAATACGCACCTAGTAGGTTAACGGTTGACGGAATTGGCGACGACATTGGAATGTATTTATACCCTAATGTAGAAACACCTCCGGCGGGAAATATTACCTTAGACTTTTGGATATGCGATACTAATAATAATGGTATACCGTATGCAGAATTAAGCGTAATGGGTTTGGCAGGAGAAGGAGCAGATTATAACAGTGGGATTTTAGAAACTAATCAGTTAGGATATGTATCATTAACGGTATTGGGTAATTCAACTTATTTAGCGTATGCTTCAAAGCCCGGTTATACTCCCGGCGAAAACGAGTTTGGAGTAACTACCTATACTCCCTTACATGTTGCTATCCGGTTATTAGGCGGTGAAATCCCTACAAACCCAACCGCAACGCCGACAGGAGTAACCCCAACAGTTACGCCAACCGTCAGACCAACCGATGTAGCACCAGGCAATAACCCTATTGATAATTTCAGGGTTATGTTCTTAAATATGGGGTTTGATGATAATTATACAGACTGGTTAACCGGACTGTTTATCATCTGTATTGGGGCTGCATTAGGGTATTGTCTAGTTAAAAAGGTTGGTGCTATGTGTGGGGCTCCTATAGGACTATTAACGGCAGTAGGATTAGGGTTAATCCCAATATGGGCATTAGTGCTTATCATCGTTATTGTAGCATTAGCATACGCCAAATTCTTTATGGGACGGTGAAACAATGGCAGACGATTCAAAAACCTATTTTTTAGGGTTAATTTGTATCTATCTAATTATAGCGAGTGCTCTAATTAGTTACGCTATTGTTAATATTGAGAATGAAGATGGAGGGAAAGAACTTGATATCTTCAATTCTATTCCCTCACTGAAAAATGCAGATTTTAGAAACCCTACTTATAAAAATATTTCCCATATTGATTATACCGATTCATGGGAATTTAGCGAAACTAAAGGACTGTATAGCACTAGCGAAAGCGATAACAAACTTTACTTTCAGGGTATAAATAACCAGGACGGATATTACCAAACTACCTATTCAATTCAAAACCCTAACGAAAACTATATCGAAATAATTTATCGGGATACCTCCTTGTTATCTCGCTCCTATGTTTCGATGTATGATAATCACGTAGAACTTTGGGACAAAGCAGGAGTAATTAGCGGTTCAAACCTCCTTTATCCGGTTGCTTCCTATCCCGTAACCTATAATCAGAGTGCGTTTAATGTTTCTACGTATTACAACTATGAAAACGGGATTGCTCGATTTTATCTTGATAACAAGATGATATTTGAGCGAGTAATAAGCACTACGAGCACAACTGGAGCATATGCAGGATTATTTACCGATGGAGTAGATACCTGTATACTTTCCATGAACAGTAATATAGAGGTAGTGAAAGTATCAGAAGAAGCATGGGGATTCTTTGAGTTTTTAACCGTTATGGTAAGTTTGATTGCCTATACGGTTGACGATGAATATTTACCCTGGTGGCTAAATACAGTTTTTATTAAAGTGCCGATTCTCTTGTTAATCTATATTATCGTATGTCTAGCGAGAGGTTCTTAATATGAGTAAAATCTTTTTAACGCTTATCGCGTTGATATGCCTGATTTCTGCCGTATCGGGAGCAGAGATTATTATCGCTAATGAAAGCGGTAATACTTGGGTAGAATGGCAATGGCAATACGAAACGCCAAAAGATATTTATATTGATGGAAAGTTGGTTGCTGAAAATACCACTACAGAACAATGGATTTTAACGGATATTAATCCAGAGGAAAAGCACTCTATAAAACTGGTTGATGGAGAAAATACCGGATATAGCGAGACTACCACATTATCATTAACTCCGTTTAAACTCACTACTGGAATTCTTATAGCCATAGCGCTAATCCTGATTATCGTTGGAGGTTTAACCGGAGGTTGGATATTTACGCTTATGGCAGTTTTCCCGGCAACCATAGCGTTATACGAATATCTGACGTATTATACAGACCCACTTATGATGATTTTTGTGGGGTTTGTTTGGGTTGCATCGTTCGGTATCGGAGTAAAACAGTATGCGGACAGAGGTGTATAAATCATGGAATCAGGATATAAAGAACTAAAAATTAAAACGATTGAAAAGAACGGATATACCGAACTTAAAGTAAGACCTATCGAAAAGAACGGTGATTCTGTCGAATATCGGATTAGAGGTAACTCTAAAGAAAGCCTGTATAGCCAACTCTTAGAACTTCTCGATTCAAAGGTGTTCTAAATGTTTACTACTAGTACCCAAAATAGGTTTATCAATGAGATGGTATTGGTTTTTCTTCCTACCATTCTTATTCTGATGTATGAAGCGTTTAACTCCCTTGTAGGAAACACGATTTTTTTTATTGGGGTTATTGAAGCACTCTGGATTCTTATCTTAAGACCAAAGGATATCTTTAATGGAGGGAAATAATTATGCCTAACGGACTTAAAAAAGCCTGGTTTAATTTCCAGAATAAGACGTATTACGACTGCGACGTTTACCATAACGAAATCTACGTAAAAAATCATGTAGAAGTGGATAACGGACAGTCAATTATCCGAATATCCGGCATTGGATACTTTGAAGTTCCCAACCGGGAAAAGGCGCATTTCAAGAAGAAAAACGGTATCGTGGTGTTTGTTGACGCGGAATCCATAACTCCCTACGAAATGGAAGTAAGGAAAACAGAAAAACTACTTAAAGCAGAACTTCCGGCAATTTCAGAACCAGAAATAATATCCAATGTCGAAGTAAAAGAACCCAAACCGAAAAAGAAACTTTCTAAGAAGGTGAAAGACAAAATAGAAGCAATTAACGACAATTCCAACGGATTAGAGATGATTCAAAGGTTGGATTATGTCACCTTCAAAGAAGCAACGCTTTCGCCAAAAGTTTTTAAAGAGAATATCGAAGCGGATACCGTAGCCGATTTACAACATGGAGAAACTACCTTCATGGAAGCACTTGCTCCACAACTACCTATGATTATGGTTTGCGTGGTTGCATTGGTATTGCTCTATATTGCCGGTCGATTAATGGGAGCGTTTTAAAATGCCTAACGCACTTGATGATATCGCATTAGCACAAGAAACGAATGATAACCAACCTTCCAATATGACTGAGACGTTAAAAGCAGTAGATACGTTCTTTAATGAAGATAACATTGACCAGAAAAGCAGACTCACTGGCAGGAATATTAGAGGTATCGGGAGAGTGAGAGGAACCAACGCGTATTTTTTCAGAAAATTTGGCGTAAAAAATGATGTATTAGAAACTCTCGCAAACTGCCGAATAGTCTTAAGCATTAGCGAAAAGGGGAAAGGCAGAGACGAAATGATAGAGATGGTAAAATCCATGAATGGCTCTATTCAAAATGAACAACAGATAAGTATGTTGATGCAGGGATTAGGGAGGAAAGTTTAATGGGATTCTTTAGAAACCATCCCAAACTAACTATAATTTTCGATATGTTGCTAACGATTAGCGCCGCGTGGGTATTGTATCAGAGTGGGTATACGGCAGGGTATTATGACGCAGAAACCGCTTATCAAGTTATCAATAACCTTAATCCGATAATCTACGGAGTTTATCCATGATTTTTGGGTCTGTTGGCACTATTGATGATATGTATTCAGGAGGTATTAGAGGGAACGGGAAAACGCTTACTGCTACGTATTACGCTTATCGTGACTATCAGCAAGGGAGAAAGGTATTAACCAATTATCAGACTACGTTTTCTAAAATGATGTCAACTAAGCAAATGGTTGATTACATCTTTGAATCAGAGTTAAGGAACGTCACCGTTGTTATTGACGAAATACAGGTGATTTTAAACTCCATAGGCACGAAAGGAACGGTATTAAAGTTTGTTGAACAACTCTTAAATCAGTCCCGGAAAAGGAATGTAGATATCTGGTATACTACTCAACGATATCTAAACGTGCATGTAAGGTTAAGGCAACAGACTGATGTATTATTGGAACCGTATAAATTAGACGTTATTCCAATACCAGGAACGAAAAAATACAAGATTGATACGTCGCATATTTGCACAATAGATTCATGCGATAAACATCATTTAATTGTTGTTAAATCGAAAGTGCCGTTTAGGGTGAAACCGATAACCATGTTGAAAGCGTGGAAAGTGGGGAATTTATACGATACAAACGAGATTATTAGCGAAAAGATTATCTTATAATCTTTATTTTACTAAATGCGGAATAGAGCAATGGTTAACTTCATAAGCCTCTAATCCGTTTTTAAAGTCATTGCTCCATACTCTCTTTTTATCGCCATTTAACTTGATAGATTTATCAATGCTACTCCATACGTTCATATCTGCTTTGGTCTTTGTTTTCGTATGAGCCAAAATTTCACCTAAATGTATTGGGCGGTTGACGACATAGTTATAAACACTGGAATCCGGCATATCTTGTAGGATATCCAATAGAGAGGTTATTTTATCCTTTGGCGCTATTTCATAATCATCCCGGTTTATTTCCTCATATAAGCGAAAACCTCTAAATCGGTTTTTCGTTTTCTTTTCGTTCCATAAGGCATAAACATCCGACATTACAAAAATACCTTCTCCCTCAAAATCTAAATCCCAGGCCCCTAATTTGCCGGTATCGTCGTAGTTTAAGGGTATTTCAGAATGAACACTATCGGTTGACATTCCGATAACGCTATTAATATTCGGCAACGCTAGTTCTAATAATTGGAGTCTGGTATTAGCGGTTATCTCCGTTGCCCAAATGGGATTAAAAACCCTGCCGGTATTACCGCCAACCGTTTGAATAAATTTTCCATAGAGGGAATTTAATACTATTTTTACGACATATTTTATATCGTCGTCTTTTTCAGTGTTTTTCCATTCGTATAATTTCTCTATTTCCTCTTTTAACGGATAGTTAAGGCTATTTTCGATGAAATACCAACCGTCAATAACTTCAATTTCTACGTTGTTGAAATGATTTAATATAAACTCAATCTCTTTTTGCGTTAACCATTGCTCATATTTCCCATTGGGATAAATGTTTAAACTGCCTTCTTTCACCATAAACGGAGATATTAGGGAGTGATAAAATTCTACCTTACAGTGATAATAGCCATAATAAGCATTATCTTGATACTCTGTTGTATAATACCATTTACCGTTATTTACATCAATCAAATTAGCCATAACAGAGGGATAGGCAGATTTGATATCATACGTATAAACATGGTCGAATTTCCCTCTCTTTAAAATTTCAAATCTTCCCCCGGAATAGGAATTATACGCATATCTCAATACCTCTTTATCAATACCGTTAATGGTTGGAATATAGCACTTATGCAGGAAATATTCTTGTGCGAAAGAACCCTTAGAGTAAGGGGCATTAGGGAGAAATTGCAGAGAATTTTCTAGCAGATTAAAAAACCATACTGCTAGCCGTTGGGTTAAAACACTATCCTGTATGCAGTATTTTATAATATTTTCTTCATTTTCTTTCCAATATTCAATATCGGTATTCAGTCTGCTAGAATCTACGATATCCGTTAATTTTCCCTCTTTTAAGTATTTTTTGGCTGCATTGTTTAAGGAGGTTGAAAGGAAGTTATTTAAATCGTAGAACCTGTATGAATGGTTAGCACTATCGATAATGCTAAAATATTTTCCGGCAATGTAATGAATATCCCAATGATGATAATGTAGTTCTCCGTTAGCGTATAACTCCTGTAATTCTTCAATTTCCAGGTATTTTACGATTGATTCGAAATCAAAACGAATGTTGAAAAACCAGTTAAATTTAGAACGAAAATGGGAATGGGTTAAAAAGTAAATAATGTCGTCAATATCTTCTACCATTTTATACCTGCCGGTATTATCGGTTATCAGTTTTACGTATCCGTCGAATGTTTCGGTATCTAATCCAGTATGTTGACGTTGCTTATTATGTTTGTTTTTATAGCGTTTTTGGGTTACGATATTCAAATCGTCAAAGGGTTTCATGTTAAAAACTCCCTAACATGGAATAACAGAGATGGATAAAATAGCCAAACACTATAAAGATGATAACCGCTAATGCAAGATAGAGATAAAATAAGGTGCTCATACTTCTACAACTCCAATAATTAACCCGTAAATACCGTTTTCCCTCTGCTTATGGAGATTACCGTAATAGTTACCTATTGCTACATTGTAGGTTTTATTAACCTCAAATATGCTTAGTGAAAAAGGTTCTTTTGATACATAGGTATATCCGTCATAAACATCTATTAAAAACTCTCCGTTAATGTTGGTAACTGCTTTTACGGTTATAGGTTTTTGGGATATTACGTTTTCATCTGGTAGTAAATACGGAGCAATAACGTATAACCCAAAGGTAACAATAGCAATAACCGAAATGCAAAATGCGGTAAACGCTAATACGTCTATAAGGGTTTGTTTATCCATGTTATATACCTCCGGTAAAATACAAGTATGTTGCTAATAGTAGCACTACGAATACGGTTATCTCTGCCAATAATACCAGGATAATATATCCTATCGTAACCATCATAAACCATTTTGACGGTTTAAACTCTGTTGATGAAAAATCTATATCCATCTATTTTCTCCCTTTCCCGGTAATTTTTCCTCTTGCCGCATCTCGTAATGATACATTAGGGTTATTATGGTAGGTTCTGATAACTCTGTATTCTCCCTCCGTTAATTCTCCTTTGGGGAACGGTTTTGATAAGTCAACTCCCTTTGGCAATTTATCGTTAATGTTATGCTTTTCCGCCCATACTGGAAACCAGTTTTCTTTAGGGTATATCGGTTTAAACAAAGCCTCTGCTACTGGTAGGTTAGGTTGTTCTGCTACTCGTGCGGCAATGTTTGCCAGGGTTTTTTTACTTCTTTTTGGAGCGCTAACTATCTTTTCTTTGATATCGGAGATAAATTCTTTCGCTTTTTTCCGGTTTTGTCGCTTTTTCTTTTCGTTCTGCTTTACTTGTTGCTCTTCTTTTTTGGCGGTTGCTAGTTGTTTCCGTTCAATTTCTTTCTTCTCTTTTTCTGTAAGTTTTTTGGTTGTTTTTTCTTCCATATCGGTTGGCGTCGGTTCTTTCTGGTATTGTGCTCCTTTTTCAGGGTTTAAATAGATATATTGTTCTGCCGATTGCCGTAATTCATTTCTCACTACTTTACTACGAGATTCGTAAAACCTTTCCCTGGTATCTACATTATCAGATAAACTTTTCTTTTTCAAAAACCTCTGATAATCGGTTGATTCGGTAAAATAAGGATTCTCCTGCAATACTGTTTGCCTGAAGGCTTTATGCCTTTTTTGGGCGGCTTTTTGCCTTTGTTGTGGGGATTTTTCTTGTTTTGCCATTTAAGTCAATCTCCTGTAAGTTTGGATAATTTTTCTAGAGTAGATGGATAAAATTAGGTTAATCACATTCGATTATTTTATCTTGTTGCTTCTCCTTGATTAATCCTAATTCTACCATTCTGGTATTCATACAGTCTTTACAGTAAACCCTTGAATCGGACTGTTCAAACCGTATATAATCAAACATTCCGTCAAATTTTACATATCCGGTTGCCTCTAAGAAATGCGTTTCAACAACTCTATTAATCGGTTTTCTACACTTCTGACAGGTAACAATTAATTCAACCATTTAATCACTTACTCCTAAATCCCATTTTTCCTTGTTATTTGTGCTCCGTATTTCTCCATACAACGCTTTTTCCCTCTCGCTGCAATCAGGGATATGCTGATTGAGTAAAAATGAGCGAGAATTAAAATGTTTGCCGCACCACGGGCATTTAAACATATCCGATACTCCTATGCCTTTATACCTCTCTGTTTCCAGCCATATACATTCATCCTGGTATTCTGGTTCTGCTTCTCTGCATTTTTCAGTATTGCTTGTTTTGCAATCGTCCATGATACACCAATACTTTTCCGATAGTCAACAATTCCTTTACTATGAGCAATCAGGATATCCGATTCTGTAAAAGCGGTTTCACAATTCAGACAGAAATAAGGATATTTTTTATCCTGCTCGTTGATTGCTATGCTCCCGCATAACGGACATTTCACCATTTGTTTATCACTCCTGGTTAAGAAAATAAATTTTGTGGGGTTATAGGAGGACGTTAAAGAGGGTTTTAAGAGGGTTATTCAATGCAGAGGTATTTACCTGCCTTTCCCTTCTTTTCCACCAGGGAAACCTCTAGCGGTTCTCCAAATACAATCCTCTCGTAGTTATCCTTTCGGTAACTCATAGTATCAACCCTGCCGTCATCAATGGCTGCAATCAGCGTTTCACACTGATTAATGATTGCTCTGCCGGAAGTGGTGTATACCTCTCCGTTCGTGGTATACATCTGAACTTTTTCAACCTGGTTCCCTTGAAAGTTGAATGTACCGAACTTGATAGATTCAACCGAAAGAACCATTCCTTTTTCCAGTTTCTTACTCTCTTTTCCGGTGATTTCATCGACCATTTGAGACGGTATAATAGTGGAGAACTTAACCATGTTTTAACACCTCAGAAGATTAGTTATCGGTTTCCTCTCCGATTGAGTTTTCCTCTGTCGGTTCAGTTGTGCTCTCTGCCGATTTCTCTTCTCGCAATGCCTTGAGTTCTGCAAGTTCATCTGGCGTGAGATTCTTAAGTTCCTTAAGAAGAGCAGACTTAGAGGTTTTCTTCTCACTTACTGCAATGCTTTCGGAAGTAGTCTTAATTTCTCCCTCCAGGTAAGTATTAAGCCTTGAGAGGTTTCCGATAATCCGGTCTTTTTGAGTGCCGGAAATCGTTTCGTCCCCGGTGACAGTCTGATGCAGGGAAACTAGACTTGCTTTAATAGTTTCAAGGTTTGCCTTCCTCTTTTCCATGTTCTCTTTACTGATTTTTGCCATAGTTGTTCAAAACTCCTTTTCTTTGTAACCCTATTAGGGTTCTATATTATATGTTGACTGGTAAGTATATATAATAATCGGTTTAATCCTTCCATTGGCAACGAAGGGTTTGCGTTAGGAAAGTAGGAGAAAGAGCGGATAGGGTAACAGAGTTGTCAGACGGGAAAACAAGTAGGGTTGATAATAAAACAAGTGGGGTTTAAGAATAATACTCTCTTAAATACAGGGATAAGAGATAAAAATACTCCCTCTTTGTTAGGTGCTTTCGTGGTTCTTCCATCTCATCTATTTTTTTCGTTTGCGTCATAGACTACTCTAGAAATACGGAGTTTTTCGGGGTAGTTTAAGATTACCATGTTTAATCTTCTCCATAAGTGGAAGATTTACCGGATTTATGGCAAATTTGCACTATTACTTCTTCATTTGCTCTCCCGTCTTGGTAAACAGTTACCATATGATAAAAGGTTTCGTCTGATGCTTTTCCGGTAAACGTTTTGCATAAGTTAAAGGTTGCTATGAGTTTACCGTTATAGGTAATCGTTAAAGCGTTGCCGTTCTGCTCCTTTGAGACTTCATAGACCATGTTTTTACACCTCTGAAAAAGATTTATTCGTCCCAGTTATACGTTCCTTCTCTAATCTGCTTTAAAACCATTCTCCCATGCTCTAAACTCTTCTCTTCCTCTGTCATGCTTAACCGGGCAATTTCTTCTTCCAACATTTTAATTTCTGCCTGTTTTTTCGCAACCTTCTCTTTCACTTGTTGAATCTTCTTTATCTGCATTCTCTTAACACCTCTCTTAGTATACTACCATGTTAGCGGTATAAGTATATATACCTACCGATTAGATTCTCTGCTAATAGACTAATTCAAAAGAAGTAATTACTGCTCCTTAAACCCTACATGGTAGGTATAAGAACAGTAGTTTGTTTCATCGTTTGCACTGATACTAATAACTAAATTTTCAGGAGTCTTATCAAACCCGCTAGCATATTGAACATAAAATTTTTCTGCTTCTTTTCTAGTAGGGAAAGACCTTATAATCTGCTCCATTTTCATCATCTCTTAACACCTCTCTTAGTATACTACCATGTTAGCGGTATAAGTATATATACCTACCGTTTTGCTTCATTCTAATACCCTCTCTCCCTGGTGTATGCCCTGGTGTTCTAATCAGGCATTTCTCCATCGGCAATGAAGGTGCCGGAGGTCGGTTTCCACTGCAATGTTAACAGTGTTAACGAGCCCACCGATATTCATCAAAAACATTTGGAAAAGTTACGGAATTGTTACAAAGGGTATCGGGGAGCGCTGGAGTGAGGAAATAGGAATCTAAGCCTGATTTGGGGAGGAACGGCCAGGTAAGTTCCACTGGAAATATACCTCCCTACCTCCGTTGCGAGTGGAAATACTGCAAATCTGCCGTATTTGGGAAATCGGAGCGAAAAAGAATGGGTTATTTGATGTGCAATAACCCAATCGGAACGCATATGAAAGAGATTGGATAAGATATGAGAG